GCGCCATAAGGTGGTGCGTGGAAGTGCCGGGGGTGCAGGTGTATTTCTTCCGGCGCACTTTGCCGGACTTGCGGGATAACCATCTACGGGGGCCGACGAGTTTCTTCGTGATGCTGGAGCCGTACATTCAGACGGGGAACGTGCGGTATCGGGCGGTCGAGAACGAGTTCGAGTTCTGGAATGGGTCGGTGCTGCACCTGTGCTACTGCGACAGCGAGAACGACGTGGAGAAGTACAGGGGGGCGGAAATTCACGTCCTCATCATGGACGAGCTTACTCATTTTTCGGAGTACCAGTACAGGTTCCTTCGGTCGCGGGTGCGGATCGCCGGATTGACGGTGCCTGAGAAATACAAGTCACGGATACCGAGGATTGAGTGCGCTTCAAACCCCGGATCGGTAGGTCATGCGTGGGTTAAGCGGACGTTCATTTCGCCCAAACCGGCACATGAAGTATGGCGATGCCCGCCTGACGAGGGGGGGATGCTGCGCCAGTTCATATCGGCAAAACTATCTGATAACCCCTACCTCATCAAAGACGACCCGGACTACGCGGACAGGCTGCGCGGCCTTGGCGCTGACACGCTGGTGCGCGCCATGCTCGACGGTGATTGGGACATCATCGCCGGGCAGGCGTTCGAGAAGCTACGGAAAAGCGTGCATGGCATCGAGCCGTTCAATCCGCCGGATGACTGGATGGTGTTCGGATCGCTGGATTGGGGTTCGTCTAGGCCGTTTTCCTTTGGGATGTGGTGCATATCGAACGGAGAGGCGTTGCCGGATGGGCGCATCTACCGGAGGGGGGCCATGATCCGCTATAACGAGTGGTACGGATGGAACGGCAAGCCGAACGAGGGCCTGCGGATGGAGGTTGCCGAGGTCGGAAATGGCATCGTGGAACGGCTGAGAGGACGCAAACCTGGGTACATCATCGCTGATCCGTCCATGTGGAAGATCGACGGGGGGCCATCGCACGCAGAGGTAATGAATCGGGTGTTTTCCAAGCTTGGATTCGCGCTGCGGAAAGCAGACAATTCGCGGCACGCAGGTTATCTTGAGGTTCGCAGCAGGATTGCCGGAGACGACGAAGGGCCGATGTTGTACGCAACGACGAATTGTCACGACGGATTCTGGCGAACGATGCCGGACGTTATCATGGATCGCAACGACCCGGAAGACGTGGATTCTGATCAGGAAGATCACCCTTACGATGAGTGTTTTGTTGCAGGCACGATGATTCAATCAATACACGGAGAAATCCCTATAGAGAATATTCGTGTCGGTGACTTAGTGGAAACAAGAAATGGATTGCATCCTGTGGATGCTGTTTTCAGTGTTGGATATAGGGATGTGTTTAAAGTGCTGCTGTCAAATGGAAGGAGTATTACAGGAACATCGAATCACCCTGTATGGGTAGACGGGAGTGGATTTAGACCTCTTCATTCACTCAGATATGGTGATATAATGCGGTCATGGAACATCCAGACAAATACAGAAGCATTGCGAGAAAAAAATGGCGCAAACTTCATGGTGCCATTCCGAATGGCTACGTCATTCATCACATCGATGGGAATGAAAGCAATAATGCGCTTTCAAATCTTCAATGCCTTTCCCCTAAAGAGCATCGCAAACACCATGTTTCTCTTTTGCAGAAACTTGATTTTAAATGCGAGCAATGCAAATGTGATTTCAAGTCTATTGTCAGGAAGGCCCGCTTTTGCTCAGGCAAGTGTAAATCTTCTTGGCGTAGGGAAAACGCAGTCGACGATGAAATCAGGAAATGCGTTAAATGCGGCAAATCATTCAGTGCAAACAAATATTCAAAAATCATACATTGCAGTCGATCCTGCTCAAGCCCCGGAACGTATATCCGGGCTGCTGCAATGTATAGATGCATGGGTTGCAACTGCAAATTCAAGGCAAAAGATAGAAGGGCAATCTGGTGCTCCACTGCATGTCGTAAGCGTTATTCCAGAAGGAAAGAAAAAGGTATTTAATCTCACTATTTCCGAGGTAGAGGAATACTTTGCTTCTGGAATTCTTGTTCATAATTGCCGATACGCAGTAATGTCGCGTCCTTGGTTGAAGGTGGCGGAGAAGAAGGAGCCGCCGCCTGACCGCTGGATGCGGTTCGAGGACAAATCGGAAGAAACATGGCGAACCGCTTAATTTGAGAGGTCATTATGGCTAGAAAATCCAAGGCGGAAACGCCAAAAGACGACGGATTGCAACGGTTGGTGACGTGGGTCAATGAATCCGACGACGCAACGCAGGAAACGCGCAATATCGCTGAAAAAAGCCGGAATTACTACGACTCGCAACAGTGGACGGCGGCTGAAAAATCGGTTCTTGCGGCGCAAAAACAGGCCGCAACGGTAAGGAACCGGATCAAGCCGAAAATGGACGGTTTGATGGGCATGGAGAGGTCGAACAAAACGACCGCAAAAGCCTATCCGCGCACTCCGAAGCACCAGAAGGCATCAGCAGCAGCAACAGAGGCCGTTCGCTTCGTTCTGGACGACAATTTCTACCACCAGAAACGCTCCGCAGCGTGGGAAAACCTGCTGATTGAGGGTTCCGGAGCAATCGAGGTCATTGCCGAGCCGAAAGGCGGCAAAGTCAAGATCAAAATCAACCATATCATGTGGGATCGGATGATTTACGATCCGCACTCTCGCCGGAAAGACTTCTCCGATGCGCGATACCTCGGGCAAGTGATATGGATGGACTTTGACGAAGCCGCCGCGCTCTATCCTGACGCAAAAGACATCCTTGAGGACATGACCAGCGGTTCGCAGACCTACGACGACAAGCCGCGATGGATGGACGACACGCGGAAGCGAGTGAAAATAGTCGAGATGTACTACAAGAGCAAGGGAGATGTGTATTACGCCTGCTTCACAAGGGGGGGGTATGTAAAGGCACCTAAAGTAAGCCCGTACAAGAACGAGGAAGGCGAAACGGAATGGCCGTATGAGTTCGCTTCGCTGTTCGTAACACCGGAAGGCGACAGATACGGCGCGTGCCGTCAATTGCTCGACATTCAGGACGAGATCAATAAGCGCGGCAGTAAAGCGTTGCACCTGATGAGCGTTCGCCAGATCAGACTTGAGCGTGGCGCTGTTGATGACGTCAACAAGACACGGCAGGAACTTGCCAAGCCTGACGGAGTTGTCGAGACGACACCCGGCATGGAATTCGAGGTACTGAAAACAGGCGACATGGCTGCGGGTCAGTTCAACCTGCTCACAGAAGCCAAGCAGGAAATCGACGCCATCAGCTACAGCGCGGCGGCGGCTGGCAAGGATACACGGCTAATGTCCGGTATCGCCCTGCAGCAACGGCAGGCCACGTCGCAGACCGAGCTTGCACCGATGTTCGACGTGCTGAAGCACTTGGACATTCGCGTTTATCGGAAAGTCTGGAACCGAGTCAAGCAATACTGGAAGGAAGAAATGTGGATTCGGATCACCGACGATCCGAACGATCTGAAGTGGGTCGGACTGAACAAGCCTGTCACTCAAGGCGAAATGATCCTGCAACAGGCGCAGGAGCAGGGTGCGCCGCCAGAAGCGTTGCAGCAGTTACAGATGCAGATCGCGCAAGACCCTGCGATGCAGCAGATAGTCGATACAGAGAACGACATCGCGCACCTTGACGTCGACATTGTGATGGCGGATGCGCCGGACACGGTGACGCAGCAGATCGAGGACTTCCAGGTATTGGGGGAAATGGTCAAGTCCGGCTTCCCGATGCCTCCTAAAGCCGTTATCGAGGCGTCTCCGCTGTCCAACAAGGATCGCATCCTGAAGATGATGGACGAGCAGCAGCCGAAGATTCCGCCAGAAGTCGAACAGCATATTCAGCAGATGCAGGAGGAAATTAAGAAGCTGGAAGAGGAAAACGAGGCGCTGAAGCAGGATCAGCAGGCCGACATGATGAAACTGGAAGCGCAGGCCAAGATCAAGGCGGATGAGTTGGAGCTTAAGAAGAAGGATATGCAGGCAGAGTTCGATCTGAAGCAAGAAGCGCAAGAGAGAGAGATTCAGCTTGCCCGTGAAAAAGCGATTGCCGAATTGCGGCTTGAACGATATATAGCTGAAGAGAAGATCAACCTTGAACGCGATATTGCGGAGGAGCGTGTGATTCTGGAAACCAGAAAGGTCGATAACCAGAAAAGCGTTCAGGAGAAGAAAGCCAAGAAGTCGCAGAGCGAGGAAAGTTAATGGCCCTGACTGGCTTCATGCTTCTGAAGGTATCTCACAAGATCAAGGATGGAAGCAGGGTGGCCTCTATGGGCTACCCTGACATCCTCGCGTCGTCAAAGGTGGTCGAACAAATACTTGGCAGCAAGGCATACAAAGTCGAATACCGCAAGGACTCGGAAGCGATTTGCAAGCGGCACGGAATGAATCAGCATCTAGTGCCGGATGCAGCAAGCTTGTTCAGATTGATGGGCGCGAAATTGGATGTGTTCGACGTAATCAATGAACGCGGTTGCGAGATCATCGCAGATATGAACTATCCGCTTGCCGAGCAGCACCTACAACAATACGACGTTGTAATGGACGTTGGAACATTGGAACACTGCTTCAACATCGCACAGGCCGGAATGAACATGGCCGGTTTGCTGCGGCATGGAGGCTGCATCTTCCATGAGAATCCGTTCAATTGGGGCAACCACGGATTCTACGGACTAAACCCGACATGGTATTACGACTTCTACACGCAGAACGGATTCGAGCTTGAGGACTGCCGATTGTTGCCGAGAGAAGGAGGAAGCATAGACAATCTGCCATTTACGGAACGGTTTTCGTTCGTCAAGGGCGAGGCAAATCTGTACGCAGTCGCAAAACG